AATTAAGCATTATGAGAATTTATAGTTAAAAAATTTGTATAATAATTACACAGATAAGATATGACAGATAATAAGTGTAAAGAAGATAGAGACGCAATCTTAAAAGAAAGCGCAGAGAAAGGAAGATCATTAAGAGATATGGCTGTTGTGTTTGACGTTGACCCCTCAACGATAAGAAGATGGGCTGATAAAGCCAACATTAAGTTCAGAGCTAAATCACATTGGAGGAAAAGCTAATGGCAATAGAAACAACAAGAAGTAAAACAGTAAGAATAAAGACTAATGAGAAACAATTCATGAAGTCTTTAAAGAGAGCAGAAAAGAAACACCTACCACAAGCAACAGCTAATGCAGTGAATGAAACAGCTAAGAAGGTTATCAAAGCTCTAAAGGTTCAAACAGAAAAGAAATTAGATAGACCAACAAAGATGACAGTGAACGCCTACGTAATGTCTAGGGCTAATGCTAAACACCCGGACGCAACTGTTTATATTAAAGATGGGAAGCAAGGTAAAAAGCCCGGCCCTAATATAGCAAACTATTTAAAATATGTTATTGATGGTGGTATTGATACTAACGTAGTAGTACCAACACCCAACCAAAAACTAAACAAGTTTGGTAATATTACCGGACTGATAAAAGGTGGATCATTTTGGAATAACAAAGTGTATCGAAGGACTCGTACCGGGATGGGTGTGTTTGATAAGAAAGGTAAAGTATTGTTAGCAGTCATTAAGGACTCGGTTAATTACACCAAGAAGTTACTCCCCTTCTTTACTATCGGAGAGAAGGTAGCGAACAGTGTGATAGGAAAACAAATGCGTATTGCTCTCAAAGAAGAGATGAACAAGAAATGAATGCGCTGAAACCCCCATTCCCTAGCCTTCTAGGTTCTTCCTACGGTTTTAACTCAAGCAGGTTCCAAATTTCAATACTTGTTTAGACAATATTGAAATCCAATGATATTAAATTTAAATCAAACCAGTTCAGGACAAACTAGAACCAGTTTAGGTTCAGACTGCAGACTTAAACTAACTTTTAGTTTATTTTTTTAAGATGAAAAAAAAATTAACCACCAACAGAGAAGTCGCAAAACATTTAGACGTGACTGAGCAATACATTTCTAAATTAAAAAAAGAAGGTGTTTTGCCTAACGCAGATGGTCGAAAAGGCTTGAATATCGATGAAGCAAGGCTCGCTTATATCCACTATTTAAGAGCAAAGCTCAGATTAAACCCTAAAGGCTTTAGTGATACCTCCATTGCAGAAGAGAAGGTGAGATTGACAAAAGCACAAGCCGACTTAAAAGAAATGGAAGTGGAGTTATTGAACGGAGGAATGTTAAAAGCAGAAGAAGTGGTGGAAGGTTGGATAGGTTTCGTCTCTAACGCAAGAGCTAAACTTTTAAATTTACCAAGTAAGGTCGCCCATCAAGTGATTGGCTTAGAGACTTACGGAGATGCAGAAGAAATAATAAGATTAGAAATATACGAGGTTTTAAATGAACTCAGCCAAAGTGAAATACCTGACTCCCTTAGAATGGGCGTGGACGGAGACAGCAAAGATATTCAAGCCACCGATAAAAATGAAAGTATCGGAGTGGGCGGACAAGCACAGGCAACTTAGTTCTGAATCTTCTGCTGAGAGTGGTCAATGGCACACTAGCCGGGCTGAATATCAGCGTGAGATCATGGACAGTGTCAACGACAACAAGATTGAGACTATTGTTTTTATCAAATCATCACAGGTCGGAGCAACGGAAGTAATGAACAATATACTCGGTTACTACATAGCAAACGAACCATGCCCGGTACTGGTAATGCAGCCCACTTTGGAAATGGCTAGGGCTTGGTCAAAAGATAGATTGGCTCCGATGTTAAGATCAAGTGACCAGTTGAAAGGTAAAGTAAGAGAGCCAAGATCAAAAGACAGTGAGAACACCGTTCTCCATAAAAAATACGATGGAGGTTTTGTTGCTATCACCGGAGCTAACTCTGCAAGCAACCTTGCCTCAAGAGCCATAAGAATATTGTTTGCGGATGAGGTAGATCGCTACCCAACAACCGTTGGAATGGAAGGCGACCCGATTAGTTTGGGAATAAAAAGAACTCAAACCTATTTCAATCGTAAAATAATTATGGCTTCTACTCCTACGATAGATGGCCTATCAAGAATACAACAAGCGTGGGAGCAATCAGACATGAGGCGTTACCATGTCCCCTGCCCCGATTGTAATGAATTCCAGATATTGGAATGGGCGAACGTCCAATGGGATGAAGGCAAACCAGAGACAGCTTGTTACGTTTGCAAGCATTGTGGAACTCTTATCGAAGAGAAGCACAAATTAAAAATGGTCAGAGACGGTAAATGGATTGCTGAAAGAGAAACTCAAAAGACAGCCGGCTTCCATATCAACGAATTGTATTCGTCCTGGTCAACGTGGGAAGGCATGGTCACTTCTTTTTTAGAAAGTAAATCACACCCGGAGATCCTAAAGACATGGGTTAACACAAGTCTAGGTGAAGTCTTTACCGATGGAGGAGAAGAGATTGCCTCCGATAGTTTATTAACACACCGGGAAGCCTACGATGAATCCGCTATACCGGATGGGGTATTGGTTATTACAGGTGGGATAGACGTGCAGCAAGACCGTCTTGAATTACAAGTGGTCGGGTGGGGTCTTGAATCTAACAGTTATATTTTAGATTATCAGATATTTTATGGAGAGACAGCCAATCCTAACGTCTGGAAAGAACTGGATGAGTACACAAAAAGACGCTATTCAAGATCTAATCTCCCTTCCTTACCGATAGCTTGTGTGGTTGTAGACTCCGGTTATCAAACTAACACCGTTTATAATTTTGTTAAATCAAGATCGGGTCGAAGAATCTTTGCTTGTAAGGGCCAGAGTCAAGCCGGTAAACCTATCTGCGGTAGACCTACAGTAGCCGGGAGACAAAGGATTCAACTCTTCCCTGCCGGAGTTGATACTGCAAAAGAAAATATCTTTCAATGGTTACAAGTACAACAAGAAGGGCCGGGTTATGTTCACTTTCCTAGTTCAGTAGATGAGGAATATTTCCTACAGTTAACAGCAGAGAAGAGAGCCGTTAAATTTGTTAAAGGAAAGAAGACTATCGTATGGGTATCACAAAGACAAAGAAATGAAGCTCTCGATACTTTTGTTTATGCGTTAGTGGCCCTCAATATATTACAACCCAATTTAGAAGTGATAGATGCTTCATTGAATAAACCAAACCCGGAAGAAGCTATGCCTTTACAGGGACAAACAGTTACACCAAGCAGACCATTAATTAGACCTAAAAAATCGTTTGTGAATAGTTGGAAGTAGTATTGACAGATTTAAAAACGCTACATAGTGTTTTAAAGACAATAGCAAGAGGAAAATATTGTCCAATAGATTTGATTCAACAAATTATCCATCCAATGTACCCGATGAGGTTTATGTGGGTGACAACTGGCTATGGAAGAGAGACTTAACAGATTACCCTGTAGCGGATTACACACTTACCTACTCTTTTAGATTGTTGAGTTCTGTAGCTACTGAGATTGCATTAAGCAGTTCGGTAATATCGGAGAGCAGCACCAGTCTTTACACAATAGCCGTTCCTAGTGCATCAACAGCAGGTTACACCAAAGGACAATACACTTATCAAGAATATATAACCAACGATTCAAGTCAGAGATTAGTTTTAAACATAGGCTTAATGACGGTTAAAAGTAATTTAGACGCAGACACAGAAGATCCACGCTCAGACCCAAGAAAAGTATATGACGCTCTTGTGGCTACTATTGAGAACAGGGCATCAATAGACCAGATGTCTATGTCTATCGCAGGACGTTCTTTATCAAGAATGGCCCCTGAAGAGTTAGAGAATTGGAAGTCTCATTATAAAGCCTTAGTTAATAACGAAGAAAAAGTCTCTAGGCGCAACAGAAATGAAGCCACAGGGAATCAAGTAAAAATTAAATTTTAATTATGGCATGGTATAACAAAGTCTTCTCGCGCAAGAATAATAACAAAACGCACAAGAGACTATTCTCAGGAGCGCAAGGTGGCAGATTGTTTGCCGATTGGCAGACTTCCGGATCTAGCGCAGACCAAGAAATTGAAGGATCTTTGTCTATTCTAAGAAACAGAAGTCGAGCGTTAGCTAGAAACGACAGCTATGTATCACGTTACAGGCAGATGATGATAAGTAATGTCATAGGCCCTACCGGGATAAGAGTTGCTTCTAAAGCAAGAAACGATAATGGCGAGCTTGATCTACAAGGAAACAGAGAAGTAGAAAGCGCATTCGCTGAATGGTGTGAAATGGGAAGCTGCAGCGCGGATGGTAAACAGTCGTTTTTAGATATTCAAAAGATGTTCGTTGGGAGTTTGGCTATAGATGGAGAAGTTTTAATTAGGCATATACGCTCGAAAGACAATAGATTTGGTTATCAGTTACAGATGTTAGAGCCTGATCATTTAGACGAAACCTATAACTCACCGAATGAAACCACCGGGAACGCAATCATCATGGGAGTCGAGGTCAATGAGTTTGGCAAGCCCATCACTTATTACTTATTAAAGAATCACCCCGGAGGTACGGCCAGTGTTTATTATGGCCCCAACAATTATATACAAGTACCGGCATCAGAATTAATACATGCCTACATGCCTTCAAGAGCAGAACAAACAAGAGGCGTTCCATTTACAGCATCTATCTTAGCAAGGGCAAAGATGTTAGATGGTTTAGAGGAGTCGGCCGTAGTTAATGCAAGAGTAGGCGCAAGCAAGATGGGCTTCCTAGTTTCTCCTGATGGCGAGCAATATGTAGGAGAAGAAACAGAAGATACCTACACACAAATAATGGATGCCACTCCGGGTTCTATAGAACAACTCCCGGCAGGTACGGAGTTTAAAACGTGGACTCCTGATTATCCTAATACTACGTTTGACCCATTTCAAAAAGCCATCCTCAGAGGTATAGCTTCCGGGTTAAATGTTTCTTATGTTTCTTTGTCTAATAATCTTGAAGGTGTTAATTATTCAAGTATTAGACAAGGAGTCATGGAAGAGAGAGACGCTTATCGAATTGTTCAAAAATTCGTTATCGAACACATGGTAAAGCCGGTGTATAAGAAATGGCTCTCGTATGCAATGACAACAAGACAAGTCAGCATACCAATTACAAAATATGACAAGTTCGCAAACTCAGTTACGTTTATTCCGCGCAGTTGGTCTTGGATTGATCCTTTGAAGGAGATACAAGCCAACGTGGTGGGGTTACAAAACGGACAAGTCACAATGTCAGATGTGCAATCCAGTATGGGTCGTGATCCCGAAGAACTCTTCGAGGAGTTATCGAGAGAAAAAGCCCTTGCTGAACAGTACAACATTGAGACTGCATTTTCACCTTATGGAGCAACGAAGAACGCAGTTGATCCAGATTTAACAGGGGACGATGAATAAGAACTGGCGATGGGTGGGAGCAATGCCTAACGGTGTTGTGGTCACAGAGAAAGTAGTAAAAGCACTCCTTACTACTTTGAGGCGTTTGGGTGTGGGTGTGGCATTTTGCCAGTAATAAATAAAAGGAAAAACAATGGAAATAAAAATTGAAGAACCTACAGAAGAGGTGACTGAGGAAGTTGAAACTCCGGTTGAAGAAATCGAAGTTGAAGCTGAATTAGAAACGGAAGCTGTAGAAGAAACAAAAGCGGAGGAAGATTCAAGAAACTTCGCTAATGCTAAACAATTTAGAAATGCGTCTATTCGTGATGAATTCATCAACGAAGAATCACGCAGAGTACGAATTGCCTTAACTAGCGAAGCTCCAGTGAGTCGTTCCTTTGGTTTAGAAATATTAGATCACTCAACTGATTCTATTGACATGTCTTTCATGGGTAGCCAACGCGCACCCTTGTTGTTAGACCATGACATGACGAAACAGATCGGAGTGGTTGAGAACTATTACATTGATGAATCTGCTAAAAGAACAATAGCAGAGGTTCGTTTTGGAAAAAGCGAACTCGCCAATGAAATTTTTAATGATGTTAAAGATGGAATCCGAAGCAACGTAAGCGTTGGATATAACATTACTAACATGGAAAGAGACTCATCTTACGATGAGCCGGCTTACCGGGTTGGATTTCAACCCTTAGAAGCAAGTATCGTTTCAATCCCGGCTGACCAAAGTCAAAGCGTTGGTATAGGAAGAAGTGATGATGCTGCAAAACAATTGCCTGATTTCATAAAAGAATCGGGTGTAAACATAACTGACATTAAATCAATACAGGTAAAAACAATGACAGAAAAAAATGAAACAAATGTAGACGACATTCGCAGCGAAGCTGTTA